AAGTGAAATAATCTAGATTGCCCAGCAGGTCCTTCTTCTACAGTTGGTGTTTTAAATAACCATTGAGTCATAAAGCCCTCCTAGTGAACTCACCCCGAAGGGTAGACTTTTCTAATATGCCTACCCTGCAGAGTCAATCAACTACTTAGCAGCGATTGATGAACCAGTTTCAATACGGTACAACGCTTCTTCACGATAACGAGCAAAGCCAAGTACGCCGTACCAGCCCATTGGGCGGAAGCGCATCAACTTGTCGGTTACGTTACCGATAACGATGTGTGGCTCTTCTGCAACAGCCTCAGCAAGTGCTTGCTGTCCGCAGAGAATTGTATCAAATACACGGGTTACTGGAGTTACAGTTACTACAGTTGTAGTAGCAACTGCGCCAGTATTAGCAACGGTTAGCGTAATGGTTGTGGTATCGCCAGAAGTAGAGATAGCAGCAATCTTAGCGTTTGAACCGAGGTTTGTAGCGGCAATCTTGTCGCCAACTTCTGCACGTTGTGCGATGACAGAAGATGAAGCAACTCCGATTGTAAAGCCTGCAGATGTACCTGCAACAGTTACAGCAGTTGTTGCGAGAGCGGTCTGGTCTGCGCCATCCTTAGCGTTTGGCATACGAGAAGACTCAACGAAGAATGCACCTTCGTAATCGCCAATCTCGCCAGCCCAGATATTGTCAACAGCAGGAGCACTTTGTGCGTGGACAAAGTTCCAGCCGAGGTTTCCTGACTCTGCACGGAGGTCGTGTGAAACTTCTGGGTGGATGCCGCACCAGTAGTAAGAACCACGGCGAGCCTTTGCCTTGTTAGCACGCAACTTAGCAACTGCACGGCGGATGTCCGCTGAGTCAATTGTGTCAGAAGCAGTTAGAGTTGCTGTAGTGGTACGAGCACCACCATATAGAACATTTGTTCCGCCAATTAGAGTGGTTCCAACAACTGCGTCAATAGAGTCAGCAAGGTTATATGCAACGATATTTGCAATTGCTGGGTCTACATCTGCAAGTGAGAACAACTCAAGAGCACGGGTTACGAGGACTGCATTACCGTACTCATTAAGAGTAATGGTAACTGAAGTCGGGGTTGACAGTGCTACTGCATCTGGGTCAACTGTTTCAGATAGAGTAGATGTCTTTTGGTCAAGGTCAACATAACGTTGTAGAACAACGGTTGAGCCTGGGAAAGCCTGACGGGCAGGACGCTTGTCTGCGACAGAACGAAGTAGTGGTTCTGAACGGAGAGCAAACTCTAGAAGACGGTCATACGCCTTCTGGACTAGACCTGCTGCACCAGCGGTACCTCCAAGAGAGGAAGAACCTGTTGATGTGTAAGCATTAGACATTAGTTTGCGTCACCTCCAAGTGACTATGAACGGATTAGGAATTGCGTAGTAAGTTAATTAACTCATCCATTGAGTCCGCACCATTAATGCGTGCTTCAATGTCTACGACTTTATCTGGAGCAACTCCGCCTTGGGTAAGCACATCCTGTTGACGTAATGTCGCAAGATTTGCCTGCTGTTCTTCTCTTTCAACTTGTGGGTTATAGCCGATTAAATCTCCGTTATCACGGAGCCAAGAGTCAATAGACTCCTCTGTGGCTTCCTGCACATCTTTCAAGATAAGGCGAGCAGCCTTAGCGTTTACTCCTTTTTTGGCTAGGACGTCTTTGACGGTGTTTTCCTTTTTCTCCTTGAGGAATCCTTCAAGTTGTTCGGAAAGTTCCTTAATACGTTTCTCATCAGCACGCTTGGCTTTTCTTAGTTTCTTAACTAAGTCATCGCCAGTTAATTGCTGTTCAGGCATATCTTGGTCTTCATCGTCTTCATCCCAGTAGTTGTTGCTCATAGCAACCACCCTTTCTGTTTGTAGTTAGTCGCAAGCCACAGTTCTATCCAGGGGTAGATAGGCTGGCTCTTGCTACCAGTCTTATACACCGCGTGGGGCTGGTTGGTCCACGTCGGGATTCTTATATTGCTCCGCCTACTTGACGATTTAAAGAAGTTTTACCAAGACCAGAAGAACCGCTAAATGCGGCTGTCTCACGTTCTATAAGTCTTCGGCGTTTACGTTGTGCAGATGCAAGAGTATTAAATACTTCTTGTTCCGCTTCAGCCAAACCATATTCATCCAATACTCCAGAATAAATCTGAGATAGTTTTTCAGAGGTTGGCAAAATGTCTGCAATAGTTGCATAGCCTTTTTGAGCCTGGGCTTTAGTAATACCTTGAGCAGCCAACTGTTCAGCAACGGTAACACCAGGTTGAATACCTTGGATACCTGCTGCTGCACCAATTTCTGCTGCTGCAACTTTACGCTCAATCATTGGGAATTGTTGATTTGGGTCAAGAACATAAGCAACAAGGTCAGTATTACCTATGCCATAGTAATCACGTAATGTTGTTAGTACAGCAGGGTCAGCGTTTTGTACTCGCTGAACAGCAGTTACTACACGGCTAGATAGTTCTGCAGTGGATATATCATTAGCAATAAATTGAGATACATAATTATCATTATCAAAATCTTTTAAACCATAGGCTCTAAGTACTTGACGGTAACTATCCTCAAGACCTAAGTATTCGGCTGGTGATAAAACACTTAAACCTTTTTTAATTCTTTCTTGGTTGCCTTTAAATCTAGTTTTATATTCTTCTGTTTCTTGCAATTGCAAAGCAATAGTATCTTCGGTTGCTCCAGCAATAGCCAATTCTTTAATTTTAGGAACTAAAGTATCTAATCCGTATTGTTTAAATCTAGCACTAAGAACAGTTATAGCATTTTCTGTTTGTCTTGTTTTAGCAGCCGCTGCTTCTTGAGCAGCAACTTGTTGAGCCTTTTGCATATCAAGAAGTTGTTGTTGAAGCGCTGCAAATTGAGAACCATATTGTTGTTGCAAAGCAGCAATTTGGGCAGCAGAAGCAGCCTGCGCTGCAGCAGCATCTGCTTGTGCTTGCGTTAAAGCATCATTGGCTGCATTTGCAGCAGCAGTTGCAGCATCTGCTTCAGCCTTTAATCTATCTTGTTCCGCTTTAATAAGAATAGGCATTTGCGTTTTAGTATTTTCAATTGCTGCTCTGGCTCTATCTAAAACATCTTTTATTTGTTTATTAGAAGTAGATTGTGTTGTTTTACCTTGATTTTTTTTAGCCATTAGTAAGCCACCCCATAATCCCTAAGAACTGTCCTACCAAGATTGTCAAAAGTAGCCTGAGCATTTTTTGTATATAACCACTCATCAGTACTTTTAATTTTCTTTTCTGCCTCCCACAAAGGAATCTGTTCTTGCTTGCCAGTGGCTGGATTAATATACCCAACTAAAGATTTAAACACAGGATTATCATTGGTAATAGTATCTACATCTTTTTCTAATAAATTTGCTACAGTCTGACGTAAAGCAGATGTTTGCAAATTAAAAGAACGACCAGCCTGAATACCTTGTGCATATGCTGGATATGCAGAAATGGCAAAACTTTTTATTTCTTCTGTAACATCATCAGCAGTTAAAGTCCCAGCAAGTAAACCTTCAGATACTTTCTTCCAGTAAGCAGAACCAAGAATTCCATTAACACCTTGGTCATCTGCTAAATCTTTTAAAGTATTGACAGCACCTAAAGTGCTGCCACCTATAATGCCTAATTTGCCAGAATCTAAAATTTTAATATCTAATTGTAAATCAGTATCTCCAGCAAGATAAGAACTTTCAAGCATAGACTCTATTGTTGGGGTCATACGTATACCCTTTTGGGCTAACCTAACAATCTGTGCTTGTTTCCAGGCATCAAACTCTTGGGCATAAACACCTGGTCTAGTTGCTTTATTTGTTTTTCTTTGCGCTGAAGCATTGGTTAAATTCTTGTAATAATCGCTATTAAAATATTCTAATCTAGCCTGAGCACGATTACCAGCAGCAAATAAATCAAATATTTTTTTCATTTCAGGAAATGTCTGAATAAGTGTTTCATTAATGCCAAGTGCTAGCGCTTCGGCAATACCAGCAGCATCTTGTCCAACGGGAGTTTGAGTAGATGATTGATTTCTACCTAAGTATCTATCTAATGCGTCTGGTTGTTCGTCTGGCATCATACTACATCTGCTCCTAACGAATTAAGAAAGGCAAGAAAATCAAAATTTGTTTTATAATTAGTAGCGCCTGGGCGTTCTTGTTTAATTCTTTCTGGCAGTTCAGCCTCTACCTGGGCTTGTGAAAATGGTGTTGTTGTTTTACGAATCATTTGCCCACCAGATTTAGTTACGGTAGTAAGAGTTCCCTCTTTTATTTGCTTCATATAACGGTCAGTTTCTTGTTTAAGAAAAGCATCATCTATAGCCATATCAGTAGTCCTAGAGTAAACATCACGGACCAAGGCTTCAATTACATCCCTATCCATAAGGTTAATATCACGGACTGGAAGATTTTCTTCTCTAGGAGCAGAACCTAAACTTGCTATCCAATTGTTAAATGGCGAAAATTTAGTTTCTCCATCAATTGTATATCTCTGAACTTCGCTTAAAGAGTAATCT